ATCGAGTGCAAGACGCTAATTTAACGGTTTGCTACCCGCTACTACCCTTGTTTTTAAAAATGAACCCGCAGGTAGGCGAAGTAGTCGATGTATTCCTGGGCGACCCTTTGCAGCCCCAAGGTGACCGCCGTTGGATAGGACCTAACATTACGCAATACTCCTACCTCGACGGACAGCCATATCTAGCTGATACAGTACAAGTCAACCGCGAAGGGTTATTCCGGCAGCACGAACAGGAAAATCCGCGTACTCGTCGTGATGCCAAAGATTTGTTCAGCAACGAGCAAAACAGCAACGAGCAGGTATGGAACGGACGAGGCAGTACAGACATTCTGCAAAGCAACACCCAAATTCGTCTACGGGTTGGAAAGCACCGCAAGGGTAAGCCATTGGAGAAAAACCAGGAAAACCCTGGCACTCTGGCAATGCACGTGACTGATACCGGGGACCTAACAGCTCTGGCAGCAATTGCCGACAAATTCTACTTTTTGGGTCACGGTGGGTCCCCGGTGCTACCTGCGTTGCGGACCGGAGAAATCACCGACGAAATGCTGAAACAAATGGAAGCAAATAGTCACCCAGGTACGCTAACAAACCACTTGATTGAGTTCTTGGAGTTATTTCGCAAGTGCTTTATGCTCCACGCTCACGGCTACGATGGGATGACACTTTTGAAGACGGAGCTTATGAAACGCTTGGAAGAATTTGATTTATCGCTCCTTGCTAGCAAAACGATGCGTATCAATTAAAATTTAGCTTCTGCTGTGTTGAAAGTCAGCCCTATTTAGTCCAACATGATGGCCTTGAGTCGTCCCTAAACTAAATAATTGACATTTCAATAACATGAGCGAATTCGTTTTCAACTCCCCGAAATCCATCATTCGGGAGAAAGACCTATCGTTTAACGCACCTGCTGTACAAGGCCTCACGGCCCTCGGCTTGGTGGGTGAAACGATGAAGGGGCCTGCCTTCGAGCCTATTGCGGTAAGTAGCAAATCAGCTTTCCGTGCCCTGTTTGGCGGTAAATCCCCGGAGAAATTCGGGCGTAACTTCAAATACCTGCTTCCTTACTACGCAGATAGCTACCTCGAAGAGGGCAACCAGCTATACGTGGTACGTGTCTTGGGTAAAAGCGGTTATAACGCCGGTAAGGCCTGGGCCGTGACCGTTGCTGGCTCAGCCGGTAACAGTTTTGCCGATAACATGGTCGTAGCGGTTCTCCGCTCACGTGCCAACTATGACATCCTGGACCCCACACGATTGGACTTCCGTGTTAACGACGTAACCGTTGTTGGCCTCGGTGCCGGTGCTGGTACCGGAACCGTGGACCCATTTGCGGCCCGTGTGACCTACACCCGCCAGGATACATTCACTAACGAAAACCTATTGGTTTCCTTGGACCCTACTAGCCCTGACTTCATTACGAAGGTACTTGGTACGGACCCTAAGGACGGCAACACCGGTCTGTACGTTGACACTGTGTTTACCGAAATGCTGAAGAAGCTCGTAGGTCAAGGCATTGCTACCGGCGTTAACGGTGTGAACCTAACCAAGGCCAACGGTACCCATCAGGTACAGTTCCAGTCCCCGGAAACCCCATACATTGTATCGGAACTTCGCGGCAACTCGGTGCTTCCCCTGTACAAGTTCGTCTGCATTAGCGATGGCGACAGCGCAAACCACGAAATTAAGATTTCGCACGAAAATATTGACCCTGTTACCAAGGAGTTCGACGTGCATATCCGTGATTTCAACGATACAGATGACAACGTAATCACTTTGGAACGTTTCAACAAATGCTCCATGAACCCAAAGAGCGCAAGCTTCGTGGGTCGGCGCATTGGCTCCCGCTCTGCTGGTGCTATTGAGACGGATTTTGAGCTGAAGTCCAAGTTTGTGTTCCTGGAAATGGCCGCTAACTTCCCTTCCGATGCTTACCCAGCCGGTTTCCAAGGCTACACCCAACCTGAGTTGCGTCGTAATGACAACAACACCCTGTTGGCTGCACCTAAAATGTACTTCAAAACCTCTTACAGCAACACTGACCGTGTAAACCGCACCTACCTCGGTATGTCGGAGCGTGGTTACGACACTGCTAGCGGTAAAGGCCGTAGCCTGTGCCAGGACTTCTTCGATTTCCGTGGTGCCATCGACCCAACCTTGTTGGTTCACATGAATGGTTTCCACATGGACTCGGGTGCAACTGCTACGTATCCTATCGTTGGTAAATTCAGTGTAGGTGCCGGTGGTTTCCGTACTTTGACAGACCTATTGGCTTCCTCTGTTTACGGTGATAAAGCCAAGCGCAAATTTACGTTTGCTCCCGCAGGTGGTTTTGATGGCTGGGACGTGTTCCGCGACGGCCGCACCAACACCGATGCTTTCCGCCCAGGCAGCCCATTTGTGACCCTAGGTGAAGAGCATAACACAGACTACGTTGCTTACCTTGAGGCTATCAACAAGTTTGGTAACACCGAGCAAACCGATATTTCCTTGATTGCCACCCCTGGTCTTAACTGGGCTGAGCATTTAGGACTGGTACGCGAAGCCATTTACTTGGTTGAAAACGTGCGCCGTGGCGACTGCTTGTACGTTGTTGACGCCCCTGATTTCGACAACGTGGACGGTGTAGTAGAAGATATTACCAACCGCTTCGATGAAGCCGACTTGGATACCAGCTACGCTTCAACCTATTACCCTTCGATTCAGGTTGAAGATACGGACAACAACACCTTGGTTTACATTCCGGCCACTGGTGAGGTTCTTCGTGCTATGGCGTACACCGACAAGGTTAAGTTCCCGTGGTGGGCACCAGCAGGCCATTCCCGTGGTCTTATCAAGAAAGCTAAGCGCACTCGTCGCAAGCTGAAAGAGTCGGAGCGCGATGTCCTGTACGCTGGTCGTATCAACCCAATTGCTGACTTCTCGGAAGTAGGTGTTGACATCTTCGGCCAGAAGACCATGCAGCGTCGTGAAAGCGCCCTGGACCGTATTTCGGTACGCCGGATGCTTATCTACGCCAAAGGTGTTATCAACAAGATTAGCCGCACTCTGATTTTCGAACAGAATGATGACGTGGTTGAATCCCAGTTCCTCACGAAGGTTAACCCTATTTTGGAAACCATCAAGCGTGAACGTGGTATCGAACGCTTCACGGTAACGCCTACCGAGCAGAACACGCCCGAGACCCGTAGCCGTCACCAGTTGTTCTTCCGTCTCCGTTGCTTGCCAATTGGTGCCCTGGAAGAAATCGGCATCGAGTTCGAGGTTTCAGCAGCAGGTACGCAGTATAACGACTAACTAAGTCAAATATGCGACAAAAGTTAAGGCTCTCCTCCCCGGAGAGCCTTTCTTCTTTCCAAAATTAGTCGCTTGCCCTATTTATTGGCAAATCAGATAACACATGTCATATTCACTTCTTCGCGGGACACCAGTAGATTACGAGCCGGTTTTGCAAAACCGCTTCATGGTTGAATTCCCCACCGACCTCAACATTGAATACTGGCAGGTCCAAAGCGTGACCCGCCCGAAGCTAGAAATCAACCCCGTGGAAATTCCTTACGTGAACACCTCGGGTTGGGTAGCTGGCCGCTATAAGTGGAATGCCATTGAAATGGAATTGCTCCAACACATTGGCCCATCGACTTCCCAGAAAATGATGGACTGGGTTCGTCTTCACGCTGAATCACAAACCGGTCGTATGGGTTATGCCTTCGGTTACAAAAAAGACATCATTCTCCATACGATTGACCCTACCGGTGTTAGCGTGGAAAAATGGCGTATTGTTCAGGCCATGCTTACAAACGTAGACTTTGGTAGCAACGATTACGGCCAGGATGAAGTGCAAAAGGTTAAAATCACTCTACAACCTTATTGGTGCCTGCACCAGAACTAACAACATATTGTTATTTAATAAAAAAGCCTCCAATACGGAGGCTTTTTTATTTGCTATCGTCGTTCAATTCTACCACTGGTGTATTTGGTCTGTTCCATTAGGAATTGCAGCTTGTTGCCGGTGTAGAATTGTAGCTTAGTGTCTTTCTGGATGCTTTGAGTGAAAACCTTGCCAATCGACTCGGCTAACATGAGCTTGCGGTGGGTGTCCACATCTACTGGGAAGTAGGTAACGCGGTTGCCACGGGCGAACTCCACCTCAAGGTGTTCCGTTTTGGTGTGGTACAGCGTTGACTTGATGTTGGACGACTCGTACTCGCAAGTAATCGTGCCTTGGGCTTCATCCAGCTTGATTTCTTTGTTCATGTGTCGCGTTGTTGAGAATTTCTTCCACCTCGTCGTCAATATCCAAATCATCAACAAGGTCTTTATAAGTCTGTTGCGTGAACTCCACGTTGCAGCCAGGGTTCTTACGAACATGTTCCGCCACCCACTCCCGCAAGTGCCAATACCGCTGGTGGAAATCGAATGTCTCAAACTCACCCAAAAGGTAGTGTAGTATACCTGAAGCCGCAGGGTCTAGTGTTTGTATTCCTTCTTTATAGTACGTTAGGGTGTCGTCGCCCACATGAACAGTGTAAAAAATTATGCTCTGTAACGCATAACTGTATTTGTGTTCCCCAAATGCCTCACCAGGGATAACAAGGGGCACTTCGTTCGGATGGAAAGGTAGGAATTCTTGGGACATAAGTTTGTTGGTAGGGTAGATGAACACCCGTACATACGATTGTCGTCTGCTAGGGTTCAGTCATCAAATATAGTCCAAATAAAGGACATAAAGCTTGTGCGAAGGTAATAAAGAGGCATTGCGGTAACAAAAAAAAAGGCTGCTCTTTCGAACAGCCTTTTTTTCATTTTAAAGTGGATTAACTCAATACCAAGTGCTTTGGTTTTGACATCCCGTAATTATACACGCCTAAGATTTGTTCAGCGTACAAATCTGTAGTTACTGCTTGATGCAGTTGACCGTGCCCGTTCTTTTTCAAGCGGGTGTCCAGGCGGGTTTCATCAAAGCCTTCGGCGCTGATAACTTTAGCGACGGCGTTGGTGAAATTCTTCTGCTGGTAGAACTCAGGAGCGAACTCCTTCATCTTGTCACGGATGGTCAAGACGCGCTCAGCATGTTCCGAATCCTTTATTTTGAACTCACCGTTCTTGAAAGCATTCACCAAATCTGAATTTGGCTGCGAGTTCCGGCCGCTTAGTAGGCCGATAGCATTGTACAAGACAATCTTGTGCTTCGTTAGGAACTCATTCACTTTGATGTACTCCTGGAATCCCTGGGTTACATAGGAGTCTAGGTAGTCTTTCAACACCAACGACTTCTGGTTGGCATTCAAATCCAGCATTTCTTTGGCTGTCACGTCTCCCTGGATGTAATAGATGGTCAGACCCAGTGCCTTTGCCGCAAAGTAGCGGTGCTGACCATTGATGATGCGATACTCCTTGTCCACAATGATAGGGTTCAGATGCAGCAGGTTATTCTTACTGATTTCCTCTATCATGTTCTTCACCTTAGCCTGGGTTACTTTGCGGTTGGCAGGGTGCAAGGTGAATTTCTCCAACTTGTTGGTGTGTTTGATGCGAACCTCATGAACCGTCTCCGTTATTGGATTAGCCAAGGCTAGTGTCTCCACGGGAGCAATCGCTTCGACCATCTGTGCTTCTGCTTTCTGACGAGGTGTTGCTTTCACCGCAGCAGTTTTTGCTTTAGCCTTGGTACGCATAACCACCTTTGCTTTCACAGCAGGGACTTGGGCGATTGCTTGACCCAAGGCTTTTGGGGGCTTGACAGATTTAGTAGCCATAACGGGAATGGTTGAAGTGATGGGATGGGTTTCAGTCTCTCCTTTTGAAGCCGCTATTTTCCGGTTCGACTTCCGTTCAGTCATGTATGATTCCAGTGTCATACCACGCTTCTCAGCGCGGCGACGCATCTTTTCCATATAGACTGGCTCTGCAATGCCTTGTTCTGCATTGGTCGGGCGTCCACGACCCCGCTTTTGCTCGGCCGTTTCTACTGGCGTTACTACTGCCACAGCTTTCTGTGCTACTGCTTGTTTTGCCTTTGCGGCCACTTTCGATATTGCTAACATAATGGGGGTTTTCAGTGCTGCCACAACCACTTTCGGGGCCGTTTGCACTGTTGGCTTGGGGATAGTTGAGTTTTTGTTGGGTTTCGATTTGATTGCTACTTCCATAGTTTCTGCCAGGGGCTTAGCCGAGCGGCGCTTAGAAGTGAGCGGTGCTACCAGGAACGCTACTTGCGTCGAGGGAGAAGGGAGGGTTTGTGTGCGGGCCATGTGATGGTGATAAAATGGTTGTTGAAAGCCAAGGACCAGTTCATTGTCACCTGGGCGCTTACAATAAGCATTTTCAGGCTTCAATCATACGGGCCTTGAACGTGATGATTGGTACATGGTTACAAATGTCAGAATATATTTTCATACTACCTAACAATTACAAAAAATATTACAAATTATTTCCTGCTGTGTCCATTGTTTATATCGGAAATCAGATAACAAGAGATTATGGTTAATGTTTTCCACCAGATACCTAAGAGGGAGTATTTAATGGAGAAAAGTATAAACAAATACACTCTATGGCTGACAACAACATCGGCGTTACGGATTTTCCTATCCCTCAGGGAGGATTCCAACCCACTCCCCCAATGGACCCAAGCGTTTCCATTCCCGGTCTTTCACCCGGACAAACAATGCCCCAGATGCCGGGTCTGTCACCTAGTCCTATCATGCCCATGATGGGAATGCCTGGGATGGACCTGAAATTTGCGGAGGCTGAATTCGTTATCAATAGCGAAGAGGTAATGCTTCCTTCCCGTGGGTTATTTTACTCAAATCGGAAGGCTAGTGTAATGGTGCAACATCTGACAGCTAAGGACGAAGACATCCTGGTTTCGGATACCCTGCGCCGCAAAGGCACCCAGTTCGATGTGCTGCTTCGCAAAAAAATCGTTGACCAAGACATTGACATCAACACCATGCTCAGTGGTGATAAGATGGCAATTCTTATCTGGTTGCGTCGGAACGGCTACGGTGCCGACTACCACGTGGAAGTCCGCGACCCACAGACGTTGGAGACATTCCCCGCAATTGTGGACTTGCTGAAAATCAAAGAAAAGGAAGTATCGCATGTGCCCGACCAAGACGGTATGTTTACCTATAAGCTACCCATCTGCGGTAAAACAGTTCGTTTCCGTCTTCTCAATGACCGTGAAGCTCTCGACCTGGAAACCCAGATTGAAGGCCGGGCTAAGATGATGGGTGGCATTGAGCAGACGGTTACCATGACCCTCCGTAGTCAGATTCAAGAGGTGGATGGTAACAAAGACAAATTTTGGATTGAAAAGTTTGTCGATAATATGAAGATGCGCGATTCCCGCCGTTTGCAGTTGTTTATGGGCGAGGTGCTTCCCGGTTTGGATATGTCGTACACGTTTACGAACCCGAACACGGGCCGTACCTTTCAAACAGGCATTCCCATCACGATGGAACTTTTTTACCCTACCCAAGGACTATAAAAGCCATTTAATCGACCAGTTAGACCTTTTGGTTGCTCACCGCAATTACAACCTAGCTGACCTGATGGACATGCCGCTTTACCAGCGTCATAAGATTCTCTACAACTTCATGCAAGAGAAGGAACGGGAAAAGAA